AACTTCTAACTCTTGGTAATAGCATAACTTCTGTTGATGTTGTAGTTGAAGACAATAAATCAAGTGCATTTACTGTAAAAGAAGGATCTAACGAGTATATCGCAGTCGATACAACTAATGGATCTGAATTAATCACATTCAGTACTGGTAATGTTGATATTGATAATGACTTGAATATTGATGGTGGAGATCTAACTACCAATCAAACTTCATTCAATCTTCTAAACACTACAGCAACTACAGTAAACGCATTTGGTGCCGCTACTACTATTGATATCGGTGCATCATCTGGTACTACTAGTATCAATAATAATCTCGACGTTGATTTGGATTTAAATGTCGATGGTGGAGACATCACAACAAATCAAACTTCTTTCAATCTTCTTAACACAAACGCCACTACAGTTAACTTTGCTGGCGCTGCTACCACCATTGAAATTGGTTCTGCTACAGGAACTACTAATGTTAATAATGACCTGGATGTTGATGGTGACGTAAATATTGATGGTGGTGACTTAACTGTTTCCACAACAACATTTAATCTAATTAATACAAACGCAACTACAGTAAACGCATTTGGTGCTGCGTCAACCATTAACATGGGTGCCGCTGGTGGCACAATGACAGTCGCCAATGACACGGTTGATCTTGATGGAGATCTAAACGTTGATGGTGGAGACATTACGACAAATCAAACTTCCTTCAATCTACTCAACACCACTGCAACCACTGTTAATTTTGCTGGTGCAGCTACAACTGTTGAAATCGGTGCTGCAACTGGAACTACCAATATTAATAATGATCTTGATGTAGATGGAGATGTTAATATTGATGGAGGAGATCTTACAGTCTCAACTACAACATTTAATCTTGCTAATACAACTGCAACTACAGTTAACTTTGCTGGTGCTGCAACTACAGTAGAAATCGGTGCATCATCTGGTACTACGAGTGTTAACAATGATCTAGATGTCGATGGTGATGTAAACGTAGATGGAGGTGACTTAACCACCAACCAGACCACGTTTAATTTAATTAATACAAACGCTACTACAGTTAACTTTGCTGGTGCTGCTACAAACCTAAACTTAGGTAATGCATCTACTGAATTTGACTTTGGTGATTTAAGAATCGTTGGTTCTACAATCTACAGTGACAACGCTGGTGCTCAGACAATCACAATTGACCCATTCCCTGCTGGTGGTGATTCTGGTGGTAACGTCGTTGTTCGTGGTAACCTACAAGTTTCTGGTACTACCACAACCGTCAACTCCACCCAGATGACAATCAATGATCCTGTCTTTACTCTAGGAGACAGCATCAGTGAAAAGACAGTTGTATCCGCTGCAAATAGTGGTCAAGCAGATGTCGTTCTTGACGATGTTGAGGGTCTAAACGTAGGTGATATTGTTTCTGGTAATGCTGGAATTCCTGGTGGTACTACCATTCAGTCTATTGATACTGGTACTAAGACAATCACTCTTAGTGCAAACTTGACTGCTGGTATTGCAGCAAGTACAAATACTGCACCAAAAATCCTAACCTTTACTCAAGGTGCTGATGATAACAAGGATCGTGGTATTGAGTTTAAGTACTTTAATGGTAGTCTCAAGCAAGGTTTCTTTGGATACGATGAGTCTGGTATTTCTGAAGATGTAGTTAACTACTACTTCACATACATTCCAGATGCAACCAACACTTCACAAGTATTCTCTGGTACTGTTGGTAAAGCATACTTTGATACTGTAAAACTAGAGATGGGTACTGATAAGGGTATTCCATTCTTCGATCAGTACAAGAGACTTACCAGAACTGAAGCTGCTGGTACTTCTGATGCTACAACTTCATATCAAATCTTGACAGTTGATGCAAGTGGCATTCCTCTTTGGACAACAACAATTGACGGTGGCACCTACTGATAAATAGTTTAAAAATGAGGTAATTATGAGTCCCGATGAAGCGAACACATTAATTCAAGTAATGAATAATAAGATTAGTCAACTCACACAACAAAATGTGATGTTGGAATCTAGAGTGATGTACCTGAGTTCTTTAGTTCAACAACTGCAGAGCTCAGGTGAAACAGTAAATGATGGTGGAGATTATGATGAAAAACCATCCGTAAAACAAAATAATGGCAAAACCAAGCAGCAGGTCACAACTTAAAGAGTATTGCTTACGCAAACTTGGTAAACCAGTCATTGAAATTAACGTCGATGATGATCAAATAGAAGATCTTATAGACGATACTATTCAACTTTTCAATGAAAGGGTTTACGATGGAGTCGAGCGTGTATACTTAAAGTATAAAATTACGCAAGACGATATTGACAATGGTTCCGATAGAAATATAACAACTAGTGCATCAGATACAAATCTAGGTGCAACTCCTGCTGCAAAAACTTTAAATTTTGAAGAAGGTAGAGGATACTTAACTGTACCAGATCATATTATTGGCATTCAAGGAATTCTTCCGATATCCAATACATATGTCAACAATATGTTTGGATTTAGGTATCAGTTTTTCCTAAACGATTTTTATAACTTTTATGCATACGACATCTTGAATCTGGAGATGACGATGCAATACATCCAGACTCTGGAGTTCTTGCTTGAGGGACAGAAACCAATTAGATACAACAAAGTTCAAAACAAACTTTATCTGGATGTAGACTGGAATAGAGTAGCGGTAAACGATTACATTGTCATAGACTGCTATAGGGCATTAGATCCAAACGATTTTACTAAAATTTATAACGAAAGATTTGTAAAAGAATATCTTACATCTCTTATTAAAAAACAGTGGGGTCAGAATTTAATTAAGTTCACTGGTATCAAGATGCCCGGCGGAGTTGAATTTAATGGTAGACAATTATATGATGATGCTCTTGCTGAATTAGAAAAATTAGAAAGCAAGATGCTAAGTACATATGAATTACCACCCCTTGATTTTGTAGGATGATATGGCTAAGAACGTTTACTTCTCTGGTGGTACTGCTTCCGAACAAAGACTCGTAGAGGACTTAATTATTGAGTCTTTGAAAATATACGGTCATGATGTTTATTATTTACCAAGAGAAATAGTTAAGGAAGATGATCTCTTTACTGAAGATGTTCTCTCAAGATTTGATGAAAATTATATGATTGAAATGTACATCTCTAACTATGAAGGATTTGAGGGAGATGGTTCTCTGTTAACTAAGTTTGGTGTAAGAATTTCAGATGAAGCAACGTTCATTGTTGCTAAGAGACGTTGGGAAGATCTTATTGCTTCATCTAACAACTTAGTATCAAACTTTAGACCAAATGAAGGTGATGTAATTTATCTACCACTCACCGAGCAATTATTCCAGATCAAGTTTGTAGAACACGAAAAACCATTCAGACAACTTGATGCTATTCAAACGTATGGACTAGTTGCTGAGTTAATGGAGTATAGTGGTGAAAGACTCGAAACTGGTGTTGAAGAGATTGATAAGATTACCAGAGAGATTGGATATAGTCAGGTTCTACATCTAGAAGATGGTGGAACTGGAAACTTTGAATTCCATGAATTGGTAACATCAACCGCAAAAACTGCGACTGCAACTGCTACATTGACATCAGATTCTGTTGGTTCTGTAACCGTAACTAAGAATGGTTCTGGTTATACAACTACACCACTAGTTAAATTTTCTACACCTCAAGCTACTGGAGGAACACAAGCAACAGGTACAGCTACTTTGGTATCAGATAGAGTTGTAAATATTACAATTACAGACCCAGGTTCTGGTTATACATCAGCTCCAACTGTAACTCTTGATTATTCTCCAGAAGAAACAAATGCAAAAGTTACTAGATTTGATACTACAAATAAAGAGTTGGAACTCATTGATATTGACGGTAAATTTACTGACGGTGATACAATTGTAGGTTTAACAAGTGATGCTGCATGGACGATAAATACGTTTAGTTCAATCGAAAACGAAAACGATCCAGAAGCTGAAAACGATTACTTTGAAGTTGAAGCAGACAAGATTCTTGACTGGACTGAAACTAATCCATTCGGTGAATATGGTGACATGGGAGTCTTCTAATGTTAGGTACACATTTTTATCACGAAATTATTCGTAAAACTATTGTTGGATTTGGTACTCTCTTTAACAACATTGAGTTGAGGAGAACAGATAAATCTGGCAATATTATTCAGACAATTAAGGTTCCTCTTGCATATGGACCAAGGGAAAAGTTTCTTGCTAGAATAGATGCAGAACCACACCTAGATGGTAGAGCGGAAGTACAAATCCAACTTCCAAGGATTGCATTTGAGATGAAGGGGATTTCCTATGATCCATCAAGAAAGTTAAGTCCAGTTAATATTTGCACAACACCAAAGTCTGGTGATACAAAAGCAGTATATAAACAATATTCTCCAGTACCATATAACATTGATTTTGAATTAAGTATTATCAGTAAGAATAATGATGATTCAGTTCAAATCCTAGAACAAATTCTTCCATACTTCCAACCAGTTTTTAATATCTCAGTTAAGTTAGTAGAGACTACAAACGAAGTAAAAGATATTCCTATTATTCTCAATAATGTTAGTATTCAAGATGACTATGAAGGTGATTTTAGACAGAGAAGAGCACTTATTCATACGCTTAACTTTGTAGCAAAAACTTACCTATACGGTCCAGTTGCAACTCAAGATATTATTAGAACTGTCAATGTTGACATTGGTACTGCAATCAACGCTGGGTCTCGTTATGTCAGATATAGTGCAACTCCTGCTGCACTTGAAGACTATAACCAAGACGGAACTGGTATTGGTTTTGCCGATGTAAATGTCAATAGTAATACCATCACTCTCACGAATCATGGTTTTGTTACTGGTGACTTTGTAACGTATAGATCAGATCCAAATGGTGATGCAATCGGTGGTCTCACAGATTTACAAGAATATTATATGATTAAGATTGATAATGATAACTTTAGAGTTGCTTCTACTAAGTACAACGCACAGAGAGGTCTTGCTGTTGGTTTAACTTCACAAGGCACAGGTGGTGATCACAAATTCTCTATTATTAATTCTCTTGATGATGCATATGTAGAACCAGACGATAACTTTGGATTTAATGAAACCTGGACTGAGTTTTAATTATGTCAGATACATTTGAAAATCTAGATAAAGCATTCAACGTTGATTCTGCAATTGAAAAAGCTGAGGAAACTACTAAAGAAATTAAAACAGTAACTTCAGCAAAAGATCTTGAAAATGATTATGAGTATACCAGGGGTCAACTCTATAATCTTATAGAGAAAGGTCAAGAAGCAATCAATGGTATCTTAGACGTAGCACAGAACTCCGATCACCCAAGAGCGTATGAGGTCGCTGGCAACCTCATTAAGAACGTTGCAGACATCTCAGACAAGTTAGTTGACCTACAGAAGAAAATGAAGGACATTTCAGAGGAAAAATCAAAAGGACCTACGAATGTCACAAATGCTATGTTTGTTGGTAGTACATCTGAACTTCAGAAGATGCTTAAACAGATGGGTAACGATAAATAGATAGGTAAACCCTCGTCGTTTATAATGAA